AGTAATTGAATTACTATTAAAACTTGCAACAGGCTTACTCTCTACTCTTACTGACTCTGACCAATTAAGTTGTACTAAATTATCTGAATCATCTTTTACATTCGCAGCTTTTTCAAAGCTGTCTATAGAGGCTCCGTCTTCATCTAGTAATACTAAATCTCCTAGTATATAATCTGTTGAGTTTATTGTTGCATTTTCTTGTGCTAAGTATGCTCCACCTTTTGGGTATATTAAATTAAGTACATAAGCTTTTGTTGAAGTATTTAAACTAACTTCTCTATCTAATGGTATCGTAGTTGTATTTTTTGTCCCAGTATTAGATACTCTTCCTGAATGTTCTGTATTGCTTAAATCTGCATCTTGTATTTCTATTACATCACCGGGCTTCAGTGCTATAGCATTTAAACCTGTACTAAAACTTATAATTTCTTTTTCTAGTTTTTCTGTAAGTATAAACCATTTTCCATACCTATGTGCTTGTCCTTGGCTTGTGCATCCTGTTGCAACTACATCTTTTGATAATATCTTACCAGTCTCTAGTATATTTTGAGTATCTTCTACTATTTCTATAGCTTGCTGATAGTTATCATCTGGATTGTTCCATGTCACTCTAATCTGATTAGAACGGAATCTAGTAGAGCTACTTTGATAATTAAACTCTCCGCCAATTACATTTCCTTTTGTAAATGTATAAACAGGACTCTTATAAGCATTTATAGAAGGAGCAAACTTACCGTCAAACCAAATTAACAATCCTCTAAACACACTAAGTAAGTCTTGTACAACTTTTTGAGCTTCTTGTATTTTTGACAAATATAGATTTGCTGTAAAACGAGGTTCTAAGCCTCCTTTTCCATCAGGTACTAGTTCATCACAATACTTTGCTATTTGAAATAATTGGAATTTGTCTATATATGAAAAATCATCTAAAGGGTCTACGAACTTTCCTAAACCGTATCTATCATTTGTTAGGATGTCTAATAGTATCCAAACAGGGTTATCAGTCCATACTTTTGCATAGTTTGAATGAGTAGGATTTGTAAAAGTTTTGATATCTCCCCTAAAATTACCGTCCCAATCTTGATATTCAGTTTCATTTGTTACATTAGTATTGCTTGTAACTTTACGAGTATAAGAAGGCTCACTTCCTTCTGACAACTCATGTCTAGAAAAATAGTTAGTAGGAACTTGTACTTGTAGTCCTCTTATTTCATAACTTCTTCTAGGTGGGGTAGTAAAATCTTTTGCTCCAAAAATAACAGCACCGTAAGCAGTATAAGGGTATGAAGTTTTGTCAGTAATAATATTTTGTATAGATTGTACTTGAGTAGCATTATACCAATATCTTCTTTCATTAAATCCATTAGTAGGAGTTATTTTTGCTATCTTAATTCTGTATTTAGTGAAAGGTTGAAACTTAACTACACTCCAACTAAATGTTTGTACAAAAGCAGTTTTAGTTTTCTTTCTAACAGTTCCTGTTCCTGCGAAAGTACCTGCTAATCCTCCAAAAGAATCTGCACTTCGTCCTGGTAAAGGACTTCTTGAGGCTAAAGTGGCATCTGAAGGGCCATAGGCTACATAAGTCTGAGTGTCATCAAAGTTGCCTGTAATTGAATACTCAAAAAGAATTTGTATTTCCGCAAATCCAGTTTCTTCATGTCCATCTTTAGGTTTTTGTCCTAGTAATCCATTTGGAAATTTAATGGTTACTTTTATAGCGTCAACTTCTCCAGGAGAGGGTACTCCCATACCGTCACTAGTATATACTAAACGACTTGCAGTTGGTTCTGTTATCTTTGTCCAGCCTCCTGACGCAACGTATCCACTACTAAATATTGAACTTCCATTAAATGTTATTGCATTAAAATTAGTAGTATTTAATACTGTTCCTACATTGCTGGTTAATGAATTAGAACCAACATTTCCAGGTAGAGCTAAGTATGACTGGTCCCTAGTTCCGGACCTAAATGCAAATCCTGCATCTTCAAAATTCCATCTATCTGCCTGTGTAGCAACATCAATACTTGGAGTAGTTAAATTAGCTTTGGTATTAGATGTATTAATTCCTAAAGTACCTGAACCTTCTAATGTAGCTGTATTTCCTGATATTGATGCGATAGTGCCTATTAAATCTATAGTTGCATTTGCTCCTGCTACTGAAGAAAAAGGTGCCGGTTCTACCTCTACTGAAGTAGCACTTGTAAATTTTAATATTCTTCCTTTATAATCAGAGCCACTTGGACCGGCTCCGGGTATAGTAAGAGTTCGTGTTTCCTCTCCTGAACTTACTTGGTCGGAAGCAAAAAAGCTAGAGCTTGCTGTAACTGTATTTACTCCAGCTGTAGTTGTAATTAGTCCTGAAGCGGATTTTAGTCCCCCTTCTATTTGTATTTTGTAAGCTCCACTACTTGTTGTTTTATTTGCAAAAAGAGTACTATTATTATCTGTTATTACTCTAGTACTAGCAACATAGCTAGTATCTGATGAAACTGCTGCTGAATATGACTGTTTTGTTATAGGGTCTAATAAAGGTACGCCATTAAGTTGTACAGAAGAAGCTCCATCAACTAAACCTTTAATAGGACCTTCTGATAATACATCTACTGCTACCGCGCTTTGTTTTTCTGAGCTAGTCTTTCGTCCAAAACTATTATAAGTACTAGAGTTAGGGTTATCTCCTATTCTAATTGGGTTGTCTTCTGCAGGTATGTTTGTTTTAGCCATTATAGTTCATTTCCTCCGTCAAAATTCCAATCTATATTTTCTGATACTTGAGCATCTACTGAAGCCGGTGTTGTTGATTCCGCTATTATTGCTGTTCCTGAATTTGGTGGAGTACCTGTAGAAGCTGAATAAACACCTCCTGTAGAATTTGAAAATCTAAATCCTGAGGAAGAACTTACTTCACTATCAGAAAATCCAAAACTTATAGTAGCCCCGCCTACCAATATTTGTCCATAGGCAAGAGGTACAGGAATTCCTTCTTTGACATTATTTACTGGGCCATCAAATAAAAATGCATCTCCCTTTTCTCCTGCTTTTTTTGGTGCCATATATTCTGCTATACCTGAGTTAAGAAGAGCTGACCCTATCATACCTACTGCCATTAAACTGGCGAACTCAAGAACACCTGCAGCACCTGCAAAGTTTCCTGTTGCTATAAAATACGCTGCTGTTACCATAAGAGCAAAACCTACTATAACTTTTAATAACTTATTTCCAGAACCTGCGGGAACTGGAGAAATAATTAAATCGTCTTCGCCTAAATTCATCTGTAAGTTATCATAATCAAGAAGCTCTTTACCTCTTTGAACTGTAAATTTTATTCCTTTTTCTGTACAATCCATTAAGTATTGTTTTAACTTTCCTTCTCTTTGGCAGTCAATACCGTGCATACATTCTGCTACAGTTGCTGCGTTAAGATTCCAGACGTTTCCGAAGAGTTCGCCCATTTTTCCCTGTAAGTATATTGTTCTTGTCATATTGGCTCTACTATTATATATTCCTTTTGTGGATATCCTACTATTAAATAAGGTATATTCACCGCGTTACAATTATTCACATCATAAATGCTTGGTTTTAAATTTTTTTGATTGTAGTGACTATGCACTACATATAATATTTTCGAAGTAAGTTGATATTGAACGAAAACTTTTGCGTCAATTTCAAAGTCATTTTTATCTTCGGAAATATTTTGACACAAAATCCATTTTTCTGTGTCATTTTGTCGGATTACAAGTCCGCACATTTCCCCGGGAGCAGACTCTTTAGCTGCTTGATACATCTCATCTAAAAATCTCATTAAGAGAATCTTTTTGCGCCTGGAAAACCTCCAAAAGGTAATACTACCTCTGTGTTAGGCTTAGCTTTACCAGTAGTACTGGCAGTTACTCTAACTATTGGGTCAAACCCAAATCTCATCTTACATGCTGTAAGTGTTTTGGAACAAACATCTCCAGGTTCCCAATACTCTCCAAATCCTGGAGTTTGTCCTACCGACGTCTTTTTAGCTTTCCACAGCTTAGTAAGCCCATCAGCAGTATATCTTACAAAATCATTATATCTATCATCTGTATAAGCATAATAAGTAGTAGAAGCGCTGTAAGTATCCCAAATTCTAACTCTTTTTACCTTTGCATTAGTATCGCTTAAAGTGCCCGGTGAAGTGGTAGTAATTAATGCTTGCCAATAGTTTGGTACGGTATTACCATCTACAGACGTGTCAATACTTCCATCTTTACTTAAACGCCTAACTGTTCCTCCTAGTGTAGTATTTGTAGTGTAATAACTATTTTGTGTTATACTACTTACTGTAGAACTAAAAGTTACAGCTCCAGTTTCTCCTGTTCCAGGAACCACATATTCATCGTCTAGATTTACTAAAGAAATATATTCTACAGTTCCATCTAAAGTGGAGGTATAGGATGCTTTATACTTGCTTTCTCTATTCCATGTGCATGCCCCTACTTTTTCATACTCATTTAATGTATAATCTGCACCTTGATAAATCCAAGGACATCCATTTGCTATAACTTGTCTTTTAGGTAGTGTAATTCCTTGTAAATCGTAAGGTGTGGCACATTCAAAAGTAATGGCAGTTTTACTACTACTAGCTATTCTGTCTAAAAGAAATATTTGCTTTGGAAACTCTACCGGTGGAGTACTATCTCCACTTTCTCCAACTAAATACTTTTTGAGTGTTGTTCTTCTAGTTATTTTACTACCTAGTAAAGAGTCGAAATCAGATACAGTATTTTTAAATATATTAGAAACATTTGCAAAACTTATACTAGGCCTTGCGCTAGTACCTTTTGGGTCAACCTTAAATCCTTTAGCTTGTAGTGGTAAAGCTACGTAGGTTTTTACTGCCCCTCCTTCTTGTCTAAATTGAACTGTAGATAAATCTTCTTCCACTCCTGAATGAAAGTACACAGTAGTACTAGAGTCAAGTTCGAGTTCGAATAATTCAATGAGGTCTGAACCGGGGTCTTGTTTCTGTAAATCTTTAACAATAAGATCTGTCATGCTTCGTATACTCTCCTAAAGTTTGCTGTTGCACTATAAAAATCGTCATAGGCATATGTTTTTGTCCATTTATCACATACAACTTTGTAGGTTGTTTCAGAACCTCCAGCGTTACTATCAGATACTACATAGTTAAATGCTGTTACGCCTTTTCTACTAACAAAGAAAGCAATTATATCATCTATTTCTGCTTTTGTTCTTGTTTTAAAACTTAAAGAAAAAGTCTGGTCTAAAGAGTTTATTCCGTTTGCTATTCTTTGTTCATACCCATCGCCAAACGAAGCCATAAGAACTCTTGGAGTTTCAGTTGAAGTTAAACCTTTATCTGGAACTATTTGTCTGTTTCCGTGGTCTGATGTTGTGCTAAATCCTATTGCCATAAGTATTAAATTGGGCTAAGTAAGCCGCCTGGTCGTTGTTGTTCTGATATTTCTCTAGTTACTGCCATTTGAATTGCTTCGCCTAATGCTGAAGATTCTTCTGCTGAAGATTCTACATCACCTTCATTATTTACAGTAACATTTATAACTGAATTTACTGGTCCTTGTCCTTTTCCTGTAAGTTGTACAGGTATTTTATCCCCGTCTGGTAATGGTACGATTGCTTCTCTTCCATGCATTAGTACATTGTAACCTGAATCAGGTCCGTCTGCTATTCCACCACTTGCATATCCTTTATTTCCAAAAGTTCCACCGTATCTGCCTGATCCAGCTCCCGGAGGTAGTTCATTAGCCAGTCTACCTGTAGCACTAACATCTCCTGCGGAATTTGTTGATTGTCCTGCCTCTCCTCCTCCTGGAACAAACAATCCTGACATCATTTCAATAATCTGACTTGCCATACGTACTGCAAGTATTCTTTGCATTTCTTGAATTACTACTACAGCTAATTGTTTGAAAGCATCTTTTGCTTTAGCTGTTCCATCTATTATGCTTTGGAATGTATTGTCTAAACCATCTTGGAAAGTATCTTGTAATTGCCCTGCGATTGTATTTGCTCTCTTATATTCTTTTTCTTGTGCTTTTAAAACATCGAGTTGTCTTTCCATTGTTCTAAGTTTTCTTTCAGCTACCTCTTCTCCTTCTTTTTCTGCTAATTTTAAGAAATATGTTTCGCTATTAATTTTATTTGTTACATCTGCTATTTGTTCTGTTATTTGCAGTTCTTTAATTTTCTTTTTCTCTAAAACTGAAAAAGCATCTTTTCGAGAACCAAGACCTGCAGTTCTCATTGATAAATTAGATTGAGCATCTAAAATTCTTGCATTTTCTGTAACTACATTTGCTATATCTGTCGACATAACACTAATACTTTTTAGAGCTTCTTCATTATTTTTAAAAGTAGTTCCTAGTTGCTCATTTACTTCTGCAAAATAGTTTCCTTTACCTGTGCCGCCTATAGCACCTTCTAAGTTATTTGCTAAATCGAGCATTTGAGTGTTAAGGGTATCAAAAGTAGTAGGTTTATATCCATCTGACATAACAGCAAGAGTATCTTTTACCGTTTTTGCTGCTTCGCTAACATTGTAAAGTCCTTCTCCTGGTTTAGCTAGTACTGTAAGTTCATTATTTAAGAATCTCAAAAGAGGTCTTAAGTCTCCTTTAAAACCATCCTCAAACATCTTTACTAAGTCTCTTTGTAAGTCGTCTAGTAGATCATCCGTAACTCCGCCGCCGCCCGGTCCTAGAGCTTTATCAAGTGAGTAAAGACCAAGGCCTCCACCAGCATTTTGGTAATTGATATTTTTAAGTTGCTGTAGCATGTCATTATCAAATCCACCCATACTATCAAGTAGTCCTATTTGTTTCATGATATTACTTGTCATTTCTGCACCGGCTACTGCACCTAGTTCTGGAGCGACCATTTTGTATCCTCTGCCAGTAGGTTTTTTAGTAAATTTGCTTTCGTATTCTTCCATTGCTTTTCCGGAACTTATTCCCCTAACTAAATTATAGGTGGCCAGAAGTCTTGCATTCAATCTATTTAAAGGTGCGTCTGCGTTATTAACCATATCTTCAAAAATATTCTTACCAATTCTACGTATTTCTTTTAATTTTTCAGCAGTGCTATCAAGAATTGCTTTTACTTTTCGTCTTTCTTCTTTTTCTTCTTTTGTTATAAAGACTATATCATATAAAAATTTAGCAAGAAATCCTACTGTTAATATGGTAAAGGCTCCACTTATAAGACCTCCTAACATAGTAAAGATAGGACCTAATGCAAGAGCTGCTTTTCCAACTGTTGCTAATCCTGTACGAGCAAGTAATGCAGGAACTGTTATAGCTGCTCCCGCAGCTGCTCCTCCTGCTTTTGTTATTGATATTATTTTTGCTGTAGTTCCTGCTTGAACTCCAACCATTTGGTTTCGAGTTTTTATAAATAATGCAAGTTCTGCTTCATTTATTGCTTTTCCTGCAGCTGCTCTTTTTTGAAGATTTGCTATCATTAAAGAGATTGACCTTCTTTGATTAAGTGTGCTCTTATTGAAAAAAGCATCTTCATCCATGCCTCTTTTCTTTAAGAATTTCTTAAAAGCCGCACTTTTCTTTAACTCTGCAAGATTTGCATCTGCAGCGTTTTTCTTAAATAAGAGTGCCATCTTTTGAAATTTTACTTTTTCTGCTCTTAGCATACTTTGAGAAGTAGCTTGATACCCTGCTAAAGCTTTATTTAAATCTGTTAAAGCTGGAAAAGCTGATTTCATAATTGAAGCCGCGAATCCTGCAAATATGACTGCTGCTGCTCCTGTATTTGCAGCTAAGAATTCTGCTACATACTCTAAAGGGCCGATAAGAGCAGTTAATCCTTTTATAATATCTGAAAAAGCTACTTGTAGCCTAGAAAAAGAGTTTAGTGCTCCATCTGCTCCGTCTTCAAACGCAGAGAAATTGTTTGCTAGCTGTCTACTTACCTCTTCAAATACAGCGGCTCTTCGCTGACTAATTGTAAGTTTTGATGCTACTAAATCATTTGCTTGAGCATATTTTCTTGTTGCATCATCGATTCTTAGTATGATACCTAATTCATCCAATAGTTCTGGTTCGGCTTTTGTTACACCTCGTAAGAGACGATTAAAAGAGTCTGTTAAATCTCTTCCTAGAGCCACGGATGCAAGTTTTGCTCCTTTACCAAGTTCTACAATTTGATCAGCACTAAAACCCGCTGCAGTTGCTATCTGTGCTTGTTGTGCTGCATTACGAAAATCAAGCATACCGCCTGTAGCTGCTCTTAAATCAGATACAATTCCCTTCATTGCAATACCAGTAGCTTCGCCAAAGATTTCCATTCCTTTTGTTTGATTTTTAATATTTGCAGCTTCTTCAAGTCCTCTAAATAAAGCCCCGATAGCAAATAGAGAAGCAGCAAGAGTAGCATATGCAGGTACTAGACCTCCATTGATACCTTGTGCCATTTTTGAGAAGTTTTTACTACCACCTGATGAAGCCTGTGCTGCTCCTTTTAATCTACGGTCGGCAGTTTGTGCAGAAGTTCCTACCCTATCTAATTGTTGAGAAGCCCCTTTAGCTTTTTTGCCAAGGACTTTTAATTGACCTTTGTCATCAATTACTAACTTTCCTACTACCTTAAAATCTGCCATTGTTTATCTTTTTAAATTCGCCGAATTAATTCCGGGACCTTTTGCCTTGTTTTGAGAGGCTTTTCGTTTTCTATCAATCTTTTTATTTATAGCTCCGCTATTTTTTGCTTCTATTTGTTTTATCCAAAAGATAGTGTTTCTTTTATCATCAACTTCATGTACATCTAGTAAAGTACCAAGTGCTGCCATATCTTTTCCAAAATATGAACCACTCATTCCATCCCATCTATCTGGTAATAAGTCGTGCAATAAAAAAGCCACCTGAACTTCAGGAGGAAAATCTCCCATAGTCGGTGGCATTTCGGCAGGGTCAGGCTCTATACCTTTTTGTTCGCATATATCTAAATATGTGTCCAGAGGTAATTGTCCTTCCTTATATTGTTTATCTAATAAACCAAGTACTTGTTCTACTTGGTCTTCGTAAAATTTTCTAAGTCTCCTGTAACTTCAGTTACCCAAGTGTCAAAGTCTCCTGCATTCTTCATAAGAGTCTCTGCATTGTCTTGAGAAAATTCTAATTCATCTTCAGGGTCTAAGCTGCTGATATCCACCAATAGAAGCTCTTCTAAGTAAGAATACTTTAAGCCTTTCCACCCTTTGATTACTGCTTTTACATATTCGAC